CTGGGGATATCTTCTTCTGATAGCGTTCAACGCTGAAGAAGAACGGCGTTACATCGTTTCCGTTCCAATGAAACTTTCCGCAACTCTCACGGAATGCTTGACTGGCACGAAACGACTTGTCTCTGTTCACAACAAAGCCAAGGTCGCCGAGTAACGTGAGGACAGTCTCTGTAACTCTCGAATCACAGATAATGTCATCGCCATATACGGAAAAAGGCTCATACTTCCTAGTAGAAGGGTTACGTTGGACGCAACCTTCAGTAGGATGAACGAGTTCACGCAAGAACCATCGCGTGAAACCGTCTGAGTGACTGAGAAGGTCACCCACATGTGCCAAATCCCCCTCATTATAATGCAGCATATAGGCCAAAATCACGACGCATGAGTATATTATACTCTGTGTTGGAAAACACAAAGCAGAACCCATTGGCGCGAACTTGACAGGCTCAAACAATGATCCATCAGGAAGTTCCACAGAGGAACTACGCGACCCAAGCAGACAAAGCTTGGCATCACTTGGGAAGATCGCTTTCACCAGGTCTATGTGCACACTATCGGATGCTGCAGAAAGATCTACAGTATCAACGTTTCCCGTTGCCGATCCATATTCGGATAAGCGCTGGTTCCGCGTCTGGTCCTCGATCGTAACATAACGACCGATGAGGCTTTTCCGCATCCTATCAACAAGCACTTTCATATAGTGCTGTTGGAAGAACATATAGGAGGTAGGTTCCATGCAAATGGACCTTGCCGTCTTAACGTTCTTAGGTACGAACATAAGCTTAGACACACGATAGGCAGCATCATTGCTGAGTCTCTGTGACTCCCATGTAGTGATGTTAGGGATAACATCAGTAGGTTCATGAGAGCCCTTCCTGCACGAATGCATGAAGGTGTAAGCCAGCTTGGAATCAAATTGCATTGTCTTGGACTTTGCTATTGATCCCCTTACTGGTTCCGAAACTGCACCAGGTCCATGTTTGCCAAGAAAAGGCATGTCTGAACCGAGCATGTCAAGGCCTTGAAAGACCTGTGCGACAATTTGTTTCAGAATGCGTAGTTGTTGTGGTTTAAACACTTGCGCACTTATCCGCTTTTCGACCTCAAGCCAACTGTGGAATGCAGTGGCATTGAATGTCTCATCATCATACTTAAGTTTCTTGCCAAAAAGCAAGAACGTCAATACAAAAGTGAGACATTCAGGGTCACCTGATTTAAACCAGTGATGATACTCCCGGAAAACCGGAG